CCGCTAAATTGTTTTTCATGCCCTCTCAAAACAGTTGTTCCGAATGCGTTACGGTAAACCATCTTCCAATCAAATCTTATGTTCTCAAACCATAGAATAGCATGCTCAGGCATTCCCATATATCTTAAAAGCGTTGAAGTTAGTTTGATAAAAGGATTGCGGAAACTGGAATCCCATTCACTAAAATCATTGCATGTGAATGGTAGTTGTTCAGTGTCTCTAATAATTTCTAGATAAACGTCATTGATTCTCGCCTCAGAGTAATGTGTGGCTAATAGAATTCGTCGTCGGTGATGTTTGATAATATCTTTGACTTTGTCAAGCATTGTCCTGGCATACGCTGCAAAAATGATATTAACTTTCTTGCTGAAAGCTGCGACACCCTGACCTACTTTATCTGTTTGATCGAAACAGTGTTTAGGTGACCATTTTGTTTGTCTTTTGTTAAAAAAGGATAGTGTGCCATCTTCATCCGGGTTAAATAGAGTGTTGATCTCGTCACTAGTGCAACATTGTTCCTTAAGTTTATCGTCCAGTGACTCATAATAGGCAAACGCGTTTTGCAGTAACTCATTATGGGTTGTTTTCATACCACGGATGATAGCATGAATGTTATGACTATCACCTGTTAGTGCTTTGCACAGTCCGTTGACAAGAGCGCTGTAGGTGAACTCAGCGTCTCTTTTATTAGTGGTTTTATAACCTCTAGCGTAACGTTTGGCCATCGTCCTTATTGTGCCTATAGTGGAATCTGAAACTTGATTGATTACTGATTCTAAAGGAGATACTCTGAAAACGGTGACATCTCTATCAACTGGTGTTAGTTGGATATCACTAGTTCTTAGCAAACCATCATCGATACTACTAACTGTTGTTGGTAAATCGTAGGCATAAACAGACTTGTCAGGGTTACTTGGTTGAATAATGCTTTCAATAACGGATTCTGCGATAGTTTGACTTGAAACATCATCAGCAACCTGATAAACAGGTGTCATGAGTGGTAATGAGTTGGTTTTATTGATGAAAATCTCATCATGCGATATTAAAGCCGAAAATTCTTCATAGGTGGATATCATTGTAGCGTTAAAATTATAGAATTTTTCAATAGATTGCGTTTCTCCATAAAGGAAGAGTCTTTTTGTAGTTCTAGTCACGGCAGTGTAGGTAATGGCGGTGTTGTTAACGAAATTAGAGACAATAGCAGCACCATCTATA